CCTTATCATCAATATTAAGGAAAACAAAGTTATCACCATACTTACATGTATTCCTAGTCCACATAGGTAGTGATGTGTGTATATCTAATCTATTAAAAAACAAATCCTCTAATACAGTCTTAACCCTATTGGAATCAGAATAAACATTTAACACTCTACCCTTTTCATTTACAGTGGTAGATTCTTCCATCATAATATCTAAAGCAGCAGAAATTTCTGGATAAAACTCCATACTTTCAAAATCAGTATATGAACCAATACGAGTTGTCTCATAATGAATTGATTTTTGAAACATTTCACCATCAACCTTCTTCCATTGACCTCCAAGATACTTGTTCTGTTGAGCTTGTTTTTTCGCAGTCTCATAGTCTTCTTTATTTTTTGTTTTAAATAACGCTTCATTACCAATAGAATATCTATTAGTTTGAGTTTTATCCACATTAATACCGTCTGGTGTGAATATATTATTTAACCTTTGAAATATTGTTAAATTATTTTTAGCCATTTTTAATTACTTTTTATTAATTATAATATATTAATTATAAAATTAAATCTTTATTGCCAATAATCACACTCAACATATGAATGTCTTTCCGATTGCCCTTTAATCACAACAACGGTATATGAATATCTAGTCTTATAGTCATTACCTTGGCTACCCAATGGTGAAATACAAAAATACTTAACACCTACTTCTTCCTTTACTTTTTTCTTGGATGACGTATCTGGTGACCACTTATATAATCTACCACCTTTTTGATTACCGTTTTTTCTTACAAATACTTTCTTACCTAATCCCATATCATTTTAATCCGCTTAATACCCACATATGGTCACCATTAGGGTCTTGCATATTTTTAGACACCTGTTGTTTATATTTAGGGTTTTGATTTGCTTTTTTACCCCTATTTTCTTTAGAGACAAATCCTTTATTATAATTATCATTATTTTGTGGTTTGTTATCAACACCACTAACTTTCCAACTACTAAGCATAGCTTTTGATTGTTTTTCTAATTTCTCCAACTTCTTAAATGAATGCTCAAGCACCCACAAAGGCATAGCAAACGCCATAAGTAAATCATCGTGATAACCCTCCATATGGTCTGGTCTACCATTTTTATAAATAAATGTTTTCATTTCAGATGTTGTTCTCCTAGACCTAATCTTAACTCCATTACTTCTAACCATAAACTCTAAATGAGCAATCATTGGTAACCTAACACCGTTAGCATTAAATCCTGGTATTTTACTATCCTTAGTGTGGAAATCTAAATGATTCTTTTTACTATTAAGTATTTTACCTCTAGGTTCATCATAATGTAAGTGTTTATATCCTAATTCAATTAACTTTAATACTGTTGACACACCCATACCACCAGTTATATCAACCACAGTGTAAGCTTTATATAAATTACCATACTGATACACCAGTTCACCCAATAAATCTGGCTGAACCTTACCCTGGTACTCCATAACTTGTTCCATAGTGGTAAAATCAATAATTACTATCGTTGAACTATCATTACCGTCACCCCTAGATACATCAACACCCATAATATATTGATGCCCCTCAACTGGTTGCTCCCAAATCCAAAACTCTTGTTCAATCCCATCAGTAAATGCTGGTTCTTTTACATTATTATCCTCATGGAATACAATATCTTCATCTTTTATTACATTACCACCAGAACCTAAAAAAGAAACGTCAAGCTCCTGTGCAATTTTCCTAGAATTATTATTAAGAGTCATGCACATATTCTCATACCATTGAGATGTTGGTTTATACCCATCCTTAACCATTTGAGGGTATTTTTTAGAATCATATTCAACCTCTCTAATTTCCTCAACAACTTCACCACTATCATTTTTCTTAATCCAGAATAATCCAGTACCATCTTGTTTGCCATTATAGCGTGGGTCCTCGTACCAACGCATTTCAATTACATTATAATTATTTTTACCAATCTTAGATTGTTCATAAGTTTTATAATACAATGGGTCCATACCATTTGGCGTAGATATTAACATTACCCTACCACCAGTAGCACATGATGACATAGCAGCAGCATAAACAGCATCACCATTATCAATAAATGCAGCCTCATCAAATACAAGATATGTTGGCGTATACCCCCTAAGTGCATCCTCAGAAGTCGCAACTGCAATAATTTGTGTTCCGTTTGGTAATTCTATTTCTATTTTTGAGTTTGATATGAATATATCTCTCTTTTCGTTTTCTGGAGAACCATAGTATTCTGGTCCCCATATCCATCTAGGTAATTGTGTAAGATAATCTTTAATACCTCTAACAAATTTTTGAGCTAATTTTAATTTATTGGCTATGACAAGTATAGTCTCTGGATTATCTGGGTCACAAAACCCAGACTTAATAGCCATATAAGCTTGTGTAGTAGTTGAAATACCAGCCTGTCTAGGTTTCGTAACTAAATTATATGAATTAGCTTCATAAGCCCTTACAATTTGTTTCTGTCTAGGAAATAGTTTAAATGGGACAAAACCACCTTGAGTTAAATCCTTAGTTTCTAAATAGGATTCAATCGCATGTACTGGGTCTTGAACACATTTCATGTATTCATGTAATATTTCTTGTCCTGTTAACATATTCTTTTATTATATAAATATGTTGATATGGACAAATAACCTAAAAAATGAATTTAGCGTATATTTCTTGGTCTATTTGTCTTTCATTGTAATTTAGGAGTCTACACATATCTTCGAACCATTTATTTGTAGGTGTGTAACCCAATTTAAATAATTCATCTTGACCTTCAGTAATATTTTCTAATGTATCAATAACTTCATCATCAGAATTAAATAAATACCATGTAATATCTTTACCAAACCTCGTATCTTCCCACCAATTAATATCTGTAATGTGAAAGGTATTTCTCTTGATTAATGAATCCCTATAAGTCCTAAAGAATAAGTTATCAGCACCATTGGGTGTTGATACCATTATTATTTGACCATCAACCTCCAATGAAGTTATTACTACATCATATAATTCATTACCTTTATTAATAAATGCCGCTTCATCAAATAAAACACATGTTGGTTTAAACCCTCTAAGCGCATCCTTATTAGTTGCTACTAAGTATTTTGAACCAGAAGGTAATTCAAAACTTAATTTACCACCTATAAAGATACTCTTTTCTTCATTTTCTTTAGAACCATAATAATCTGGTCCCCATGTTTCTCTAGGTAATGATGATAAGAATTCTTTTATTTTTTTTAGTTGATGTTGTGCTTGGGATAAGTTAGTACTTATAATAACTATTGTTTCTGGTTTATCTGGGTGATTAAAAGAGCCCTTATTAGCCAAATAACCTTGTGTAATACTTGACACCCCACCTTGCCTATATTTCTTAACTAAGTTAAACCTATGTGTCTTATAACTATTTAATATTCTCTTTTGATAATCAAATAATTTAAATGGTTGATATTCAACCTTACTATTAACGAATACTTTGAATTGTGTTTCAATTGTTTCTAATACACCCATAACTTTTTTTATTAAAAATATAGGTAAAAATAAAAAAAGCAACCCTAGGGTTGCTTTTCTTAAACTAATTTTAATTATTCTTTATAATAAATCATCAATTTCAAATAATCCATCATCGTTATTAATGGATTCATTATATTCGTCAGTTTGAATTTCTTTTTTTATTTCACTAAGGATTTCAGATATTACACTACTACCACGCTTAGTGCCAGAAATTATCTCTACCATAACGCTATTAAATTCATCTGGTGGTAAATTAACTAAGTCAAAATATACATGGTGTTTTAAATTAAAATCTTCTGGTGGCATACAATCACAAAATTTTCTCCATATAGCTGGACCAAATCTCATATCCCAAGGTTCAGCTTGTACGAAATCCGATTTATTAATAACATATTCAGTAATTGTTTCTTCTCTTGGTAATCCAGAACTAGATAACACCTCCATAACACCTTTACACAATTCATGTATGAGTACTGGAAATACAATAGCCTTTGCTTTTATTACTGGTTTAAGGTTACCATCGTCTAATTTTTCATAATCCAACTCGCAAGAACCACCATTAACAGAGTTACTTAGGTCTGGAACTATAAAATACATATAATCAGCGGCACTCATCATTTTTTTATAATTACCTGGTAATAATGGATTCATGTCTCTTAATTTATCATGTGACATATGAAACATATGGTTAACACTCTTAG